CGAAAAACCAGAACAAATGGGGCAAGTAAGAGCCTGGTCCTACTCTGCATTGAAAGTTTACGAAGAGTGCCCTTACAGGACATACATTAGCCGCGTCAAAGGCGTTAAAGAACCATCTGGCCCTGCAGCTGATCGAGGCACTCACATACATCAACTTGCAGAAGACTATGTCAATGCCACGCTAGGTGAGTTACCGAAAGAACTAGAAAAATTCAGGAGCCAATTCGAAGAGTTACGTGACTTATACGCAGACGCAAAAGTCGAGCTAGAAGGCGACTGGGGATTTGATCTTGATTGGAAGACTGTTGGCTGGGTTGAGAAAGCAACCTGGGCCCGCATCAAACTTGATGCGCTTGTAAGCGAAGATGAAACAAGTGCCCGTGTTATCGACTACAAAACAGGTAAGAAATTCGGTAACGAAGTCAGTCACGGTCAGCAAGGCTTGCTATATGCAATCGGCACCTTCTTTAGATATCCACACATACAGTTTGTCAATGTTGAGTTCTGGTACCTAGACCAAAACGAAACAACTGTGAAGCAATACACACGTGACCAAGCAATGGTGTTCGCGCCAAGCTGGCATCGACGTGCAATAAAAATGACAACCGAAACTGAATTCGAACCGACACCGAGCAAGAGCTCTTGCCGTTGGTGCTCATACCGTAAAGGTGATGACCCTCAGTGCAAATGGGGTGTCGACTAACCAAGGAGAATTATATGTATACATGTGGCCATTGCGAACGCGCCTGTAAGGGTGCAGACGTCGATTTTGGGAACGGCCCTACAGAGTTCTGGGGCCAAGCGAGTAATGACGTCTGCATTCAGTTCGTTTCAAGCTGCTGCGAGCATGAGATGTTTTATGACGCAGCGCTAACAGAACCCGTCGAAACATCACACTAGGAGTACTACATGAAAACCTTACTGTATATTTTTATCTGTGCTTTTGCAGTCTCCCTTCTTTTTTCTATGTTAACTACAGCTGCTGCGATGAGTTTTTATTTCTTCGCGTTTGTTGTGTCTTTAGCTTTTAGTCTTTTACTTTACGCATGGAGTTTCGATGATTAAGAACCTGTTAAATATTTTTACAATAGCCGAAGTTTTATTTATTACTATCGCAATACTAGGAGTGTTATATGATTACTGCCGGGATCGTTTCTGCATTGGGTCTTCTGTTTCTACTGTTTAAGTTTGGTGTTCGTAAAGTTATCAACTACGACATCCTCATCGATATTTTCGTTACAGCCTTTCTCATCTATGCGCTCGCTGGTACTTACAGCGGCATGATGGCAGCTTTGTTTGGTGGCCTCATAGTTTCTATTGTGCTTTTCCTACTCAAGAAAACTATGTACCGCGAGCAGCTTCGCCTTGTAAAGATATCTAAGTTTCCTTACCGCAAGCTTGATTGGGTACTTGTCCCCCCATCAAAAATCTAGGAGTTTGATATGGCTAAAACATATATACACGTCAACCAACACAAAATAAAAAGCAATCTCAAACACGGTACAGATGAACCCGTGATTACTGTAAAGAGCGGTAAAACAAATACGTATGCTCACGATGTAGTAATCGATGGGCCATGCCGTGTTCGGTACTCAGAATCAGACAAGCCAATATTGTCGTGTGGGGCTCGCGTAGTAATCGAAACCACATCAAATGTAACACCTATACGGAGATCCGCATGAGCACAACATTAAAGTACACACGTAAAGCAGACAAAATTAATCAACCCTCCCACTACGCACTTGAGAAAGTCGAATGCATAGACGCAATGGTCGAAGTGTTTGGCGCAAAAGCTGTCGAGAAATACTCTGAAATAGCAGCGTTTAAATACTTATGGCGCATGAATAAGAAACACGCTACAAGTAAAGAAGACAAAGAAAAAGCTATATGGTATTTAAAATATTCAATGGGTAAAGACCCAAGACAAGACCCATGAATATGTTTTATGGCGATATAGAGTACACGCTTCGCACTGACCCTGCCGAAGCGATGTACTGGTCGACATACAAACTAAAGAAATCAGATATCAAAATATTGACGAAGGCGTCTAGGACAGATGCTGCAAGACTACGCCAGGAGATTCTCGATGACATTAACAAACAGGAAATTTCAAGACGCGCGGACGAGATACAAAAAAGGTGTGAAACCCGCGTCGGTGAACATGTTAAAACGCGGAAAGCAAAACAAAAAACTAGGAGATAAAGTAAGCGTTAAACAATGGAAGGGTATGACTATGTACTCCCTGACATTAGAAGAGCGAGCTACCTGCCCTACTTCATGTAAACAATGGGATGTTTGTTATGGTAATAACATGCCCTTTGCACACCGCTTTGACCATACAGATCCTAATTTTGAAGCAATGCTCCGAGCCCAGCTTGAGTGCTTGTCACTAAAACACCCTCTAGGCTTTGTCGTCAGGCTGCATGTCCTGGGCGATTTCTACAGTGCTGCATATGTAGCCTTTTGGAAAAAGATGTTGATGGAGTTCCCGAACATGAACGCTTTCGGGTATACACACTGGCCGTATAAATCTCAAATTGGATCTGCTATTGGAAAGTTAAATAACTTATACCCCGACAGATGGCGTATCCGTTACTCAGACGAAGACCAAGATGTAACCGACTTTATTGCTTTAGTTGAGCACGAACCGCGAACCACGAACCACGTAATATGTCCCGAGCAGCAGGGTAAAACTCCGAGTTGCGCGGACTGTGGTTATTGCTGGTCTAGCGAAAAACCCATACTTTTTATTGAACATTAATATTAGTAATGCTAATATAATGAACCGTCAACGGAAGATGAATATGTTTAAACCTTTTGAACATCAATCAGCAACGACTGCTTTTATCCTCGAGCAAGATCGCTGCCTAATCACATCTGATCCTGGCACAGGAAAAACCCGTAGTGTTATTGATGCATACGCACAACGCCAAGCTGGCCGTATGCTTGTCCTTGCCCCCCTGTCTATATTAGAAGCAAGCTGGGGTGACGACATAAGTAAGTTCCAACCTGATATTACTTACGCTGTCGCTTATGCAAAAAACAGAGAGCAAGCCTTTTTATCTGATGCACAAATCGTTATTACTAATCACGATGCAGTAAAGTGGCTAGCAAAAAAACCACAGCTGCTCGTAGATTTTGACACTGTGTGCATTGATGAATTTACAGCCTACAAAAACAAAGAGTCACAACGCAGTAAAGCTGCTTACAAAATTGCACAGTTGTTTGATTACCGCATCGCTATGTCAGGTACACCTAACAGTAATACGATTCTTGATATCTGGCACCCTACTATGCTTGTCGATGACGGCGAGCGCCTTGGCCATAAGTTCTACTCGTTCCGCGGTTCTGTATGCACGTCCCGTTTCAACGGGTTTGCGAACGAGTGGGTAGACCGTGACGATGCAGAGCAAATCGTTGCAGCAGCTATTTGTGACATCAACATACGCTACAACCTAGAAGACTGCTTAGATATGCCTGAGCAGACATACCACACTGCGCTTGTAACACTGCCTCCTAAGATTATGAAGCAGTACAAGACACTCGCAGACGACTCCGTATTGTATACAGGAGAGACAACCATTAACGCAGTACATGCTGGAGCTAAGATCAAAAAGCTACTGCAACTGTGTACCGGCAGTGTCTACAACGCAGACGGTGCAGTAGAAACAATTCACTCTGAGCGTTACGACCTTGTCATGCAGCTTGTCCAAGAACGTAAACACTCGTTAGTTGCGTTCAACTGGAAACACGAACAAGCGCATCTAGCGAAGTTAGCGGACAAGCTCGGCATCAAGCATGCAACCATCGATGGCAGCACTCCCCCTACAAAACGTAAAGATATCGTTGATCGTATGCAAGCCGGTCACTTGCAAGTTGTATTTTGTCATCCGCAGTCAGCAGGTCACGGCCTAACGATGACTAAAGCAACATCTGTTATATGGGCATCACCTACATACAACGCAGAGCATTATCAACAGTTCAACCGCCGCATCTATCGTGCAGGCCAAACACAGCGTACCGAAGTTATACACATTGCAGCGCGTGACACATGGGAACCAGAAGTGTACGAGAAGCTATCTGGCAAAGTCGAACGCATGGAAGATCTTTTATCCCTACTTAAAACATTGAATGAAACGAGGAAAGCAGCATGAACATCAATGAACTAATTGAAGCCAAGTCTCAACTAAAAGACAACATGGCAGAGCTTAACAGTCAGCTTAAAGAATGTAATAAGAAAAAAGATGAGCTCGATCGTGAGCTCATGATGAGATTGGACGAGCAAGGTTTGTCGCGCACCGCGAATGACAAAGCCTCTGTCTCGATCAATGCAGACACTGTACCGGAAGTTGTCGACTGGGATGCGCTATATGCATACGTTGTTGACCAACAGGACTTTAGTCTGCTGCAAAAACGTGTCTCGTCAGCTGCTTACAAAGAGCTGTTAAAACTTGGCGAAGCCATACCAGGCTTACAACCTCGTGAGATACGTAGGATCAATTTTCGATCCTTGTAATACAAACATGAAATATGAAATATGAATCATGAAATATGAAACTTGGAGAATACTCAAATGGCTAAATCAAACACAGCAGTAGCAATACAAATGGTAGCAGAGCCCAGCAACGACGCTGGTTTACCTGCTCATCTTAAAGCGGTCGAAGGTGTCGGGCGTGGTAACGAGAATGTCGGTGACGCACTAACTGTGCCCCGTATTAAGTTATTACAGAAGATGAACAACGAAGTAGACAAGCATCACAGTGACTACATCGACGGTTGCTCGGTTGGTGACTTTGTGAATACATTGTCTAAAGAAGTTATGGGCAGTGAAATTTATGTCCTGAGCTTGCACTTCAACACAGAGTACGTCGTGTGGCGTGACATTACCAAAGGTGGTGGCTACGGCGGCAACTTCAAAACTTACGCCGAAGCGAATGACTACATCCA